CGAGAGGATGTTGTTGGTGCCGTAGAGCAGGGAGCATCCAAGCTTGACGACTACTTGATCGTAGCTATCAGCTCGGAAGGTACCGTTCGTAACGGTTCCGGTGACACCATCAAAATGGAACTAGCTGACATTCTTAAGGGCGACTATCTGGCGCCTCACGTCTCCATCTGGCACTACAAGCTGGATGAAGTCGAGGAAGTCGGCAACCCAGCCATGTGGGTTAAGGCTAATCCGAACCTCGGTAAGACCGTCACCTACGAGACGTACCACCTCGACGTTGAAAGAGCAGAGAAGGCTCCCGCATCGCGCAACGATATTCTCGCAAAGCGATTCGGGATCCCGATGGAGGGCCACAGCTACTTCTTCACTTACGAAGAGACGCTACCCCACCGCCCTCGAGAATTCTGGCAGATGCCATGCTCGATGGGGGCCGACCTATCGCAAGGTGATGACTTCTGCGCATTCACTTTCCTGTTCCCGTTGCGTCAGGGATTCGGCGTAAAGACGCGAAGCTATATCTCGTCACTAACGCTCATGAAGCTCCCCGGAGCAATGCGCGCCAAGTACGACGAGTTCATTCGAGAAGGAAGCCTTCACGTTCTCGAGGGTAGCATTCTCGACATGATGGAGGTCTACGAAGATCTAGATCACTTCATCGAAGAGCAAAAGTACGACGTTCGCACTCTAGGATTCGACCCTTACAACGCTAAGGAGTTCGTTACTAGGTGGGAAGCCGAGAATGGTCCCTTCGGTATCGAAAAGGTCATTCAGGGCGCTAAGACGGAATCGGTTCCACTGGGTGAGCTCAAGATCCTCAGTGAGGAGCGACAGCTCATATTCGACCAGGCTCTAATGTCTTTCACGATGGGTAACGCCATCACTATCGAAGACACAAACGGTAACCGAAAGCTCCTTAAGAAGCGCCAAGACGAAAAGATCGACAACGTGGCGGCGCTTATGGACGCCTACATCGCTTTCAAGGCAAACAAGGAGGCGTTCGAATGAACCCTGAGGAATTTTCGGAGGAGTTCCTGGCCCACTACGGCGTCAAGGGCATGAAGTGGGGCGTTCGAAAGAGCGACCACCCAGGTGCTTCCCGAAGGACGAACAAGGAAGCTCGCAAGGATGCCGACGAGTTCGCTCGGGCGAAGATGTTCTACGGCGATGGCGCTGGTACTCGACGAAAGCTGATCAAGGCTACCGTTGATGCTAAGTCGAAGAAGGATCCTACCTACAAGGATGCTTTCGATCATCATCTTGCCCGGCAGGACATGGGAAAGCACGCCGAAAAGGCTCGAGGTGAGCGTCGCCGTAAGGACACCAAGAGCACGATCGGTAAGAACGCCCGAGCAGCTAATCGAGCAATCAACGGCCCCTTCGCTGGTCCGGTGGCAGCCACAGTCCTTCTTGGGGCGTACGGGGCGGCTAAGAGCAGCGGTCTCGACAAGAAGATCATGAAGGCCGGCCAAGACTTCATGAATCAACAGAAGTACGGGACAACAGTCGATCTCGGATTTCTCAAGAAGAAGTAAGGGAGGTGTTTGATGGAAACCATGTCATCGGATGAGTTCATCGCTCACTACGGCGTCAAGGGTATGAAGTGGGGTGTTCGTAGGCGCTACGCTGAGAACGTCACCAGAAGGACCGACGTCCTCGATCGAGTGGCGAACGGTACCGCTACTCGACGGGAGAAGGTCGCTGCGGTAGCGACCACGTCCCTCGCGAACCTGGCCGTCAACAAGGGTCTCAAGAACGATGCCGCACGTCGGAGCGCCAACGAGAAGGCACATCTTGCCCGCGTTATGGCTGGTGAGAAGACCGCTCGCGACACGCTTGTGATGTTCGGTAGGCTCAGCGTTCTGGACATCGCAGCGGGCGGACGAGACAAGTACCGCAAGAGCTGAAGACACACACAACTTCATATTTCAGGAAGGAGGTGTTTGAATGAATCACGACAAGCCTTTTACTCCTGGCGAGTTCATCGCTCACTACGGCGTCAAGGGTATGAAGTGGGGGGTCCACAAGAAGGAAGACTCTTCGGGTGGAACGAGCAGCGGATCCGGTCCCTCAATGTCTCTTAAGGAGCACGCCTCCACCAAAGAGTACATGGCGATCAAGACTCCACACAAGACGGCTGAGCAAGCAAAAGCCAGTCTTATTGCAAACCAGAAGAAGTCCGCAGCCAAGCTAGAGCCATCGGTTAGTGCCGCTGATGCGTCAAATCCAAAGCATCAGATGACGCCCGAACAAAAGGCCGCGCTCCTTAAGCTAGGTGTTGGGGTAGCAGTTGTTGGCGGCCTCACTGCTTACGCCGCATACAACAACAAGAAGTTGATCTCCGAATTCTCGGCTTTGTCTGGAAGAGCCATCTCGGCAGACAAATTCAACGAGGCCGTTGGGTTCTCGAAGATGAAGACCTGGGGCTTCGGCGGCTATATTCAGGATTCTTCCTATCGTCGGGCAGAATTCACGCTCCCTGCTGGACACACGTTCCATAGAATCTCAACAACGCTTGAAGACAGCTTTAAGCCGGGCACCTATGCAACACATAGTATCGAAGACTTCAATCGTTACGTTGCAGCCTTTCGTCACGAAAAGGGCGCACTGGCTGACCTGCAGCATCTCACGTTCACGACCACCAAAGAACTGAAGGTTCCGTCCTTAACGACCACTCTCGACACTCTCGGCGAAGTCATGAGTAAGGACGCTGGATTTAAGATGGACAAGAAGTCCGTCAAATCCATGTACGAGATGATGAGCGGTGGCGGATGGGTGGGTTCAACCCAGGAAGGCCTCTTCAAAGCGCTTGCTGAGAAGGGGTATGGGGCTATCGTCGACGAGATGGACGCTGGTGTTATTGGCGAAACGCCACTTGTTGTATTCGCTCAACACCTTACTTCCAAGGTCGGTGAGCCATTGACTGAAGCAGCTATCAACGCCGCTGAGAGTAACCTCACCGAGCTGCGAAACCGGAAGTTTTAAGGGAGGAGGTGAGAAGTGAGCTTTACTGATCGCCTAGCGCACGCCTGGAACGCGTTCAGCAAGGTAGACAACGGATCGGACCCGCTAGAACGAATGACGACGTTGGAGTACGTTAACTCCGGCTACGGCGGACGCCCTGATCGGCATCGTTTGCGCATATCCAACGAGCAGTCAATTGTTAGTTCAATCTACAATAGGCTTGCTGTTGATCTAGCCGCTATTCAAATTCGGCATGTCAAGCTGGACGAAAACAGTCGATTCCAGTCTGAGGTTAGAAGCGGCCTCAACAACTGCCTTTCGCTCGAAGCCAACATCGACCAAGGCGCTCGAGCTTTTCTTCAGGACATCGCCATGACACTCTTCGACAAGGGAGTCATTGCGATTGTTCCCGTCGATACGACACTAAACCCAGGTGTTACGGGTGGGTACGACGTTGTGACCATGCGAGTCGGTCATATTACTCAGTGGTTCCCGAAGCACGTTAAGGTTAGTGTCTACAACGAGAACAAGGGTAAGCGAGAAGAGGTAATTCTAGAGAAGCGAATTGTTGCTATCGTTGAGAATCCGTTTTATTCGGTCATGAATGAGCCGAACTCAACGCTACAGCGACTAATTCGTAAGCTCAACCTTCTGGATGCAATCGACGAACAGTCGGGATCGGGAAAGCTCGATCTTATCATCCAGCTCCCTTACGTCATCAAGTCTGACGCTCGTAAGCAACAGGCCGAACAGCGTCGTCAAGACATCGAATTTCAGCTGAAGAGCAGCAAGTACGGCATCGCTTACACCGATGGCACTGAGCGAATCACTCAGCTGAACAGGCCCGCCGAGAACAATCTCATGGGTCAGATCGAGTATCTCATCAATCAGCTGTACAGTCAGCTCGGACTAACCCCCGAGATCATGAACGGTACCGCCGATGAGAAGACCATGCTTAACTACATCCACCGGACCATCGAGCCTCTTGTTGAGGCCGTCGTTGAGGCCATGAAGCGTGTGTTCTTGACAAAGACCGCGCGGACTCAAGGACAGTCCATCATGTACTTCAGGGACCCGTTCAAGCTCGTCCCTGTTGGAAGCATTGCCGACATCGCTGACAAGTTCACCCGCAACGAGATCTTGTCTGCGAATGAGATCCGATCCGCTATCGGTTACAAGCCGTCGACCGACGCAAAGGCCGACCAGCTACAGAACAGCAACATGCCACAACCTGCTCCGTCGGAGCCGGAACCAATAGATCAAACCAATCAGGAAGGGAGATAGCCAAAATGGGAGCAGAGAACGCTGACTTCAGCGGTTACGCAACCAAGGCTGGTCTCAAGTGCTCCGACGGGCGCACTATCATGCCCAATGCTTTCTCGCAGATGGACGGCAAGGTCGTTCCTCTCGTCTGGCAGCACGGTCATGGGGACCCGACCAACGTCCTCGGGCACGCGCTTCTCGAGGCTCGCGAGGACGGCGTCTACGCCTACGGTTTCTTCAACCAGACCGAGGCCGGGCAGCACGCCAAGACGATGGTCGAGCACCAGGACATCAACTCGCTGTCCATCTACGCCAACAACCTCGTCGAGAAGAGCAAGAACGTCGTTCACGGCGTTATTCGGGAGCTGAGCCTGGTCCTTTCGGGGGCCAACCCGGGCGCGCTCATCGATAACGTTCGTCTCGCGCACAGCGACGACCCGGATGACGTCACCGAGCTCGAGGACGAGGCGGTCATCTACTCCGGCGAGACGCTCGCTCACGCCGCCACGCCGGCAACCAAGACTCAGGACGCTCCTCCCGCGGCTTCCTCCTCTGACGAGGAGGACGTCACGGTCCAGGAGGTGTACGACTCGATGTCTCCTGAGCAGAAGGATGTCTTGCACTACATGATCGGGGCCGCTCTGGAGGCTGCCGACAACTCCGCAGAGCACGCCGAAGGCACCAACGAGAGCGACCTCGCTCACCAGGAAGGAAACTCCAACATGCGCAACGTTTTCGAGAACGGGACCACCGAGGCGAAGGCCGGCCCGACGCTCACCCACGACCAGATCACCACCATCCTCGAGGACGGCAAGAAGATGGGCTCCATCAAGGAGTCCTTCCTCGCCCATGCGGCGGACTACGGGATTGACGACATCTCGCTCCTGTTCCCCGACGCCAAGAACGTCACCAACACGCCGCAGATGATCGCGCGGCGGATGGAGTGGGTCTCCAAGGTCATCGACGGCACCAAGAAGTCGCCGTTCGCCAAGGTCAAGACCATGCTCGCCGACATCACCGCCGACGAGGCTCGTGCTCGCGGTTACGTCAAGGGCAACAAGAAGATCGACGAGGTCATCCGGCTGCTCCGTCGGACCACCGGCCCGACCACGATCTACAAGAAGCAGCGCCTCGACCGCGACGACATCATCGACATCACGGACTTCGACGTCGTCAACTGGCTGTGGAGCGAGATCAACCTGATGCTGCTCGAGGAGCTCGCTCGTGCGATCCTCGTCGGCGACGGTCGTTCGTCCCTCAGCCAGGACAAGGTCAAGGACCCGGAGGGCGCGGTCGACGGTGACGGTATCCGTTCGATCCTGCACGACGACGACCTCTACGTCATCCGCAAGGAGCTCGTGGCCAACGTCTCCGTCAAGGACTCCATCAAGGGTCTCATCCGGGCGATGGCCAAGTACCGGGGTTCGGGCCGCCCGACCCTGTTCATGAGCACGGCCTTCCTCACCGAGATCATGCTCGAGGAGGACAAGTTCGGCCGCTCGCTCTACGAGACCCGCCAGGCTCTCGCGGACAAGCTCAGCGTCGAGTCCATCGTCACCGTCGACCTGTTCGACGAGTACGACAACCTCTTCTGCATCGTCGTCAACCTGGACGACTACACCATCGGTACCAACGCTGGTGGTCAGCTGTCGAAGTTCGACGACTTCGACATCGACTACAACCAGTACAAGTACCTGCTGGAGACCCGTCTCTCGGGCGGTCTGACCAAGCCGTTCTCGGCCATCGTCGTCACCCGCGCTCAGGGTACTCTGGCTGTCGCCTCGGCTCCGTCCTTCGACGGCACCACTGACGACATCACCATCCCGACCGTGACCGGCGTGACCTACCTCATCAACGATGAGCCGGTGACCGGTACGGTCCACATCACCAAGACGACCGAGGTCGAGGCGGAGCCGGCTGACGGCTACTACCTCGAGACCAACTCGACTCGGACCTGGACGTTCTCCGTCTGAGTTCTAGCTGATCGGTCAAAATAGGAGGTCCGAATGGGTAGGTTTCATGGGGCAGTAGGTTACGCCACCTCTGAAGAGACCGCGCCTGGAGTTTGGGAAGACGTAATCACCGAGTACAAGTACTACGGCGATGTCGTTCGGAACATTCGAAAGCTCCAGGACGGGACAGATCTCAACAGCGATATTTCTGTCAACAACTCTATCAGTATCGTAGCCGACGAGTACGCTCGAGGTAACTTCTACGCCATTCGGTACGTCGAGTGGGCGGGGGTTCTGTGGAAGGTGAACACAATCACTGAGCAGAGCCCCCGCCTCATCCTCGAACTAGGGGGTGTTTACAACGGAGCGACGCCTCGAACTACAAGCTCTTCTTAGCGGGTTTGTTGGGCCTACTGGCGGCGCATATTTCCAGCCTCCGGAGAACGTGTCTATGAAGTATCCGGCCATCGTCTATAGTCTAGACGACATCGATACTAGACACGCCGACAACACCCCCTACAAGATGGCCAAGCGTTACCAACTAACTGTCATGGATCGAAGTCCAGACAGTCCGCTAGTGATGAAAGTTGCAGGACTGCCGAGCTGTTCCTTTCAAAGGTGGTTTGCGGCAGACGGTTTGAATCACTGGGTTTACACGCTGTACTACTGAAAGAAGGAATCACATGGCCAGGGTTACCTGGGACAAGGCTGGTGAGCGTCGTTTCGAGA